CTTTTCATGTGAACATTGTGAAAAAATTTTTTCAACAAAATTTAATTTAAATAGACATCTTGGAATTTGTAATATAAAAATATTAAAAGATACCTTGAATCAAGAATTAAAATTAAAAGAAGAACAATATTTAACTGAAAAATCTAATTTAGAAAAACAAATAAAAGAAAAAGATAAACAAATTTCAAAGCTTGAAAACAATATAAAAGATAATACTGACTTAGAAAAACGAATTATAACTTTTCAATATGAATTAAAAGAAAAAGAAACTCAATTAAAGGAAAAAGAAAATCAAATTAATAGTCAACGTGAAGATTTTTTAGAACGTATTTCTAAGCTTGAAAATATAATAAAAGAAAAAGATGCTCTTTTAGCTAAAAATTTTGATAAATTAACTACCGAATTAGCTAATAGACCAAATATAGTTAATAATACAAATAATAGTTATACTATAGAATTTAATAAATTAAAAGATGATTTACTTCCTTTTACAGATGAAAATATAAGAAATTGTATTAAAACAATAAACAGTAATACACTTATTTATTTTAATGACTTTGATGTGAGTGCTAACTTTATTGGTAATTTTATAAATTCAGTAAAAACCTTAGCTTTTTGTACTGATGTATCTAGAGGATGTTTAGTTATAAAAGATGAAAATGGTAAATCAAGTAAAATAATGGCTAGAGATTTTACAGCAAAATGTTTTGACAAAGGTAAGAAAGAATGTATTCATGTTTTAGATAGAGCAGTAAAATTTTTAGAGCAAGAAAATAGAAATCAAGATATTGATGATGTTGAATTTAGTAAATGCTTAAATACCTTAACTTATATTAAGGGACATATTACACAAGGTACTGAGAATAATTTTATTAGAGAATTAGCATCTAATTTAAGTAAACTTGTTCCACAAATCACCAAAAATAAACCTACAAATGCATTAATTGAAGTATAACGAGGAACTACGTTCCCCGTAACCCCTCCTTTTATCATTCACTAATGTTCAGGGGTTAAGAGGAGCATGCTCTTTTAAAATAAGAAGGAGGTTTGTACAAGCAAAGCTTGAAAATAGCAACAACGTTCCTTACTGTGAATTGATTTTTTTATAATTATATATTTAATTTATAACTTAAAATCAAATTAGATTTGCAAAAAATGAAACAGTCTATAATACATACATTTATAGATACAATTGCTATCACAACTTTATATATATATTTGAATCTTGTAGATATTTTAACTATTTCTTGTATTTTTTCTTATAGTAAATTTAGAGATATAAATATTCTATTAAATATAATTCTTTTAGTCGGTATATGTATAGAAACGTATACATTTTATTATAAGTGTATACAAATAGAAAAATGTATATCAAATTTTATTTATAATTTATCCATAAATTATTCTTTTTTCTCCTTTATAATTTATATATCATGGATTATTTTTTATACAGATAAGGAATTATTTAGTACAATTCAACTTATACTACTTCCTTTTTTAAAATGTTTTTCTACCATGTTAAATTATTATATATGCAGAATAAGACTTTTACGTAATTTTGAAATACAAAAAGAAATAAATACAAATATAAATATTAATGAAAGTGAAAGTGAAACATATTTAATTGAAAGTGTTTAATTAATATATTCACATTTTTCTAAATTATTAATATTTGTATTAAGTTCTGAAATTTGTTCAGACTGTTGTGATAATTGCTTTAAAACTTGTATATATCTGTATTCATTATAAGCACTAAATCCTATGCTTATACAATATAATATTTCTAATAACATATTTATACTATTTGAAAGTATAAATATAAAATAGTTTACTTTTACTTGTAAAATAATGAAGATGAAATTCTTTTATTATTTCCATACTTCTTTATATTCAAAATATTTAGTGCATTTTATTTTGTAGTCTATACATAATTTATTTACTATATTTACAATTTGTGAATAAAAATTATCACAACTTATTTTAAGTATTTTATCACTTATTCTTATAAAGTCGATACGATTTGTTGTACGATGTCCATTATAATATAAATAAACTGTTAAATATGCATGTAACATGAATTTTAATTTCATACATGAAGATATACTATTAAAATTAAGAATCAAATACTTCATTATTACTATTTAGTAACTATTTTTATTATATTTTACTATCTTTTATTATTTAAACCTTTAATTAAAACCTCCTCTTTGCATAATATAAGCTAGTTTAAACCAATATAAGCCAATATAAACCAATATAAGCCAATTATAAGCTAGTTTAAGTTAATGTAAGCTAATGTAAGTTAAAAACGACAAGGAGGGGGTACGGGGAACGTAGTTCCTCGTCAAAATTGATTTTTTTCGATTTTTGCCCATTGAAAATACCTTATTAAAGGAAACAATTATCAAACTCTCACACGTTTTAGACGCTCATACGCTCACCCGTTCAAACAAGCTTTCGAAATGTCAAGTTTAAATAATTCTATTCATACCTCTGTCAACAATACTACTTCAGCATCAGTTGAAGAAAAGTATAACAAGTATGGAGATCCTGAGTACTATCTTTCAGAAATTAAAGCTAAATTAGCTTTAAAATTCAAAAACAATTCGGTTAAATTCAGAAAAGTTTTGGAAGAAGCACAAAAAACAATTACAAAACAATTTTTACAACGTAATGTTAGTAAAGTTGGTTTGTGTAAGCAAATGCAAAAGAAGCAAAAATCTGCCATAAATAAAGGTTATACCATTGTTTCTGGCCCAGACCAGCATTCATATGTAACTTTTCTTCCACCTGTTTCTGAGGGAAACCCAGAGCCAAAAGAAGAAAAGTTACGTTTATGCATGTCTAATTTTTGCAACTGTGCTCATACTGAAGATGAAATTCGTAAGAAGATTTGTATCTTAAACAAATTTGGTTGCTGTACTTTTGGCAAAAAATGTACTAATGATCATTCTAATATGGATGTTCCAAGTCATTTTATGCTTAAAGAAGGTATTGAATATGTTAAAGATGAAAAGAAAGTGTTAAAAGCATTCTTTTATCTTCATGAAATTCGTATTTTCAAGTATGCAGATGCAAAAGAAGATGAAAAAACTTATGTTATTACTGTTGACGACGATACTTTCGTTGAAACAAACAGTAATACTCAAGTTGAAATTGATCAAGCTATTGATAATATGTATTCTACAATTTGTCAATATGCTGAGTCTATTTTTAGCATGAGTGAAACTAGTTTTTCATCTTTTAATGCATTTTTACAGAATCTTTTGTATACTGTTTTGTTGGAATATTTTATTAACCAGTATAATAATACAAATCAAAAACTTCCTAAATTTGCAATTACTTTATTTGAAAATATAAAGTTAGATTTATTGTCTTTATCAAAAGATGATTTACTACTTTTACTTTCGAATAGTACAGATGAATGTTTACACTCTTATGTACAAAAGTTTAATGCAATTCCTTATTATAATAATGATTTAAAGGAGTATTTGACTTGTAAGATCTATGAAGCCGTTTTATTACATAACTCTTATCCTATTCGTGTTACTAGTACTAAGACATTTTTTATTCAAGAAACTAAAAATTTACACACATTATCAATTGATGATGTTAAGATTACTAGTTTTTATGAGTTTAATATGTACTATTATCAAGAAACTATTAGTTTTTGTATTAATTTGTTAAAATCAAATTATGGCTTTTTATATCAAGATATACTTGGTTTTTATTTTTGCAACAGAAACATTACAGATATTGTTTATGATTTGAATAATTTTGTCGAATTGAACAATACAATATGGTTACTCTTACATTCATTTTTACCTAATTTACACAATTTTATTACTATTCATTTATCTGATACTATCGAAGACAATACTAACCCAAATGGTTCAATTGAATCTATTGGTGAAGAAAAAGTTTTAGATGCTGTAAAGGATATGGATGAGATAGAAGTGAAAGAAGCAAATTCTGAGATAGAAGAACGACCAAGTTCGCCTATATTAGAATCTACTACTTCGCTTATTGATAAAAATTATACAAGTTGTGTATCAATTAATGGTACAAAGATATACCATTCTGTATCTGAAAATGATGACGATTTAATTCAACTTCAACAACATCTTTCATCTGTACTTTAATGTGTATTTTTTACTACTTTTGTATTTTATTTTGTATTTTATTTTTGTATTTTAACTTTGTATTTTATCTCTGTGTTATCTCTGTATTATATTGTTATTACGATCTTTGTTTGTGCCGTATAGCGGTAAACTTTTTGTGATTTTTTTTCTTTTTTTTAAAAAACTGATAAGCTCAACACTCTTCTTTTTCTATAGAGTGATGAGAATTTAAAAATTAAATAGAATTGATTTTTTTCAACTTTTACTTTAGGATATTACCTTATAAAACGAAAAGATGCCTAATCTTGATCCATTATTTATATCTGAAATTAAAAAACATATTGAGTGTAATATATCCTCAACGCATTTGGAAAAATATAACCTTACCAAAATATATACTAGTCTGACTGATTTAAAGCAAGATATTTTGATCTATTATAAAGAAGAATTAGATTTTAATCATAGACAGTGTTCTTTACATTTAGAAATTGCATTAGAAGATATGGATTCATTTTATACAACACATTCAAATTATATTATACAATATGTTGAAAAATATATAACACTATACCAATCTTTTTTAAATTTTATAAAAATTCAGGTGACTTTATCTACACAAGAAATTGTTCCACTTTTTTTAAAAAAAGAATTTATATATGAAAATGTTTTTAAATTAAGAGATTATTTTTGTACTATGTTGCAATATTATTTAGTGCAAATATATATATCATTAATATCGACTGAACAAAATACTGAAAGTGAACATGATCATAGTAATTTAATACATTTTAATACGTTGGTTAAAGAACGATTATTACGTATTTCAATTTTTTAAACCTTTTAACTTTTTATAAAGTTAAAATGCAAAATAATTACTTAATATTTTTAAATAATACTTGACATAGTAAATTTTTCTTTTCTTTTTCACTTGCACTAGTATATAGATTAATAAAATGTTTTTTATTCCATAATTCTAAATTTTTACTATTCGTATCATTTAATATATCATTTTTAAATTCTGTATTTATTTTATTATTTATTTGAGTAATTGGAGTACAATATTGTTTATATTTATTTTGTAAATTTATTATATCTTTATATTTTTTACTATTTTTATCATTTATTCCAAAGGCAATTAAGTTCGGATTTGTTTCACTTAAATTTAAACTTTTTCCATACAAATTAAAATCAACTGGATATTTAGATAAACTTGTTTCACATTCTTTTTTATCAAATATATTATTTAGTTCATTATACTCTTGGTCAGTAATACCTAAATTCCACCTATGTTTTATAGAAGAATAATTAGCTGCATATTCGCAATCTGCTTCATTCGAAATTTTACTTTTAATATTTAAATCTTTAAATTTATCGCTATCATTAAAAGTTGTAGGTTTCCATTCATCAATACTTTTATATGATTTAGATCGATTCATGGTTGCTGGTGTAACTTCTAAGTGTCCTGGAGTCATATCGTTTGCATAAGAGAATAATTGCCAAGGTTTCCATTTCCATGCACCTGAATACCATGCATTTTCAAGTGGAACTATATGGTCAATATCTAATACATTTTCAGGTTTAGTTAATTTCACTTTTGAACTTGAATCTTGTATAACACAATTATATAATTTTAATTCATTTATAGTGTTTATTGCTCGTGTATTTTTACCTGTTTGCATTATAGTATCATATTCTTTTACTATTTCTTTTACATTTTTAAAATCTTTAAAGTTAGATTTATTATTTATCATATAATTTAATACTTCTTTTGGAACACCTGTTACTTTTTCTTTTTTACAATTTTTACTTATATTATTTCCATCTAAATTTAGTTTATAATTTTGCGATTCTTCTTCTTTATAATATTTTTTTGCAAATTGTATAGGCTTTGTTACTAAATTATTTTGATCATAATGATACGTAAAATAACTATTCCATAATCCTTCATCTATTATACAACTATTTTTATTATTTGGATCAATATTATATTTAACTTCGTTATTACTATATTTAGACAAAACTTCACTTCTTGTATCACACATATCATTATTTGTATCATCATAAGTATTAACAAAATAATCTCTATGATATTTAAATGGTGGATTTTTATAACATATATTATTTAATTTATCTTTTATTTTTTCTGTTTCAAACATATCATCTACTATACATGGTCCTTCTAAAATATTATTTTTAGAATTATCTTTAATATCTTCTATTATACTTTTATTTATATTTTTTACACAGATTTTCTGATTATCATTTAAATTTCTATCTTTGAAATACTTTTCTTCTTCATAATATGTTTTATAAAAATTTTTACATTCTTCACTTAAATCAGAAAACTTAAAATCCTCTAATTTTAAAATTGATTTTTTAATATAAATTATAAGTAAAAGTAATATTATATTAACCAATAATAAAAATAATATAATTCTATTCATTTATTAGTATATTAACATTATTTTTATTAATATTATTAAAATGAATTTTACCAAAGATTATAACTGTATGATTTGTAAACATACGAATATAGATAAATTTTGCTTTTTATCAACCAATTTAAAAAGATTTAAAAATGGTGAATGCTTATGGTGTGAATTATGCATATTTAGAAATCAAGATATTTGTTC